GGTCGCGGAGTTCATCCAGGACGCGCTGTTCAACATGCCCTGCACGGACTGGACGCAGTTCATCGGCGAGGCGATCGAGGCCCACCAGACCGGCGTGTCGTTGTTTGAGAAGTCCTGGACCCGGCGAGACGGACGGATCATCTGGGAAGAGTTCGGGACGCGACTCCCCAGGACCGTTCAGGAGTGGAAGACCGACCCGGTCGGACGCTTCGCCGGAATTCAACAGATGGTCATGGGGGACCGGACGGTCGACGTGACTATCCCGGCGTCCAAGATGCTCAGATTCACGTTCGGCCAGAGGGGATCGAATTGGGAGGGCTACGGGTGGTTCCGCACGGCCTACAAACACCACTGGTTCGTGGAACTGTTCGAGAAGGTGTTCGCGATGGCGGCGGAACGAACCGGCGGGGGAATCCCCGTCCTCACGATGGGTGAGACCGGGAACACGCCGGAGAACCGCGAGGCCGCCAGGAAGCTCCTGGCCGCGTGGCGCATCGGTCAGGAAGTGGGGCCTGTCCTTCCTCACGGGGCGGTCCTAGAGATCACGGACATCAAACTCCCGGCGGCGCTCCTGCTCGCGATCGAACACCACTCCGCGATGATGGCCCGCGCGGCCCTGGCGGCGTTCCTGAACCTCGGGAAGCGCGGCGAAGGATCGTTCGCCCTGAGCAAGTCCGGCCAGGACCTCTTCCTGATGTCCCTAGAGGCGGGCGTGGAACTGATCCGGGACGGGGTTCAGAAGCAGGCCATAAACGAACTCGTGACCTGGAACTTCGGGTCCGGCGCTCCCATGCCCACGCTCGGGTATCGGATCGCCAGGGCGGACGTGGTCGAGCAACTGGAAGCGATGGAGCGCGCGTCCAGGGCGCGCATCCTGACCCCGGACGATGACCTTGAGGCGTTCATCCGTAAGGAGATGAATCTGCCGACGATGTCCCCGGACGCGAACCCTCGGCCCGTGGTGGTTCAGAGCCCGACGGATGACGATGACCCCGAGGCGTCGGACCATCCGTGGGCCCCGGAGCGGAAGTTCGCGGTGACGGGTGTCAACGAACACGGGGCGGAAGTCCGTGAGACCGTGACCATCGGCGGGCGGTCTCGGATCGGGGACGCGCGCCTAGCGGCCGAGTTCTCCAACGACCCCACGCGGGACGGCTCCGGGTTCTGGCGAGCCCTGACCGACCGTGAACGCCAGTTCGGCTTCGCGGCCATAAACCGAGGATGGGACGGGTTCGTCACGGCCCTTGAGACCACCATCCTCATGGAGACAGACAAGGCGGTCACGTCGCTCATAGGCCGGATGCGTCGGGCGATGGAGCAGGCGAACATCTCCGACCTGATGGGCGCGGACTTCACGGCAGCCTTCGACTCCGCGCTCCGGTCTGCGTATCGCGAGATCGGGGAAGAGGCGGTAACGTGGGCGAACAAGATCATGGCGGAAGCGGCCGGTATTCCAGGCGTGGACATGACCGCGAAAGAGCGCGCGTGGCTCCGGTCGACTTGGGACCAGCAACTAGGCCGCTGGCGTCAGAACGTCCGCGAGGAACTGGCCAGGAAGGTCCGACGCGACCCCGCGCTCCGGGATGAGATGGCGACCGGGACCGTCGGGACCACCACCATCAACCGTGTCCTCGGGGACGCTCGCGCGAACTATGCGCGGATCAAGCAGGGCCAACTGGTGGCCCAGGCGAAGGTGGCCGTGGGCGAAGCGATCCACGTCGGGTTCAACGCAACCCTGCGGGACGATCGCGTGACCCTGGTTCAACGCTCCGAGGTCCTGGACGCGAACACATGCCGCAACTGTCGGACCCTGGACGGCGAGGTGTTCACTAAGGAAGCCTGGCCGTCCGTGGCACCGCCCCACTCGTGTCTGGGCGGGTCGCTCTGTCGTGGCGTGGGAATCCCCATCCTGGACGATGAGACCCCGCAACCCGTCCCGACGCCGGTTGAGTCACTTCCGTCCCTGGAACAGACCAGAATGTCTGAGCGGTTCGGAGCAGGACAAGCGGCAGTCAATGACCTGGACGCCTACACCGAGGGGTATGACTGGGCCAGTGAGCAGATGGGAACGCGTTCCGTAGACCAGATCAGACAGGACACCGACGCAGAGGCGGAGAGGCGCGGATGGACTGCGAGAGGCGTGGGGTATCTCTTCTGGGAAGGCGTGGAGGACTGTCTCGCCGGAGGTCCTGCCTTCGCCCGAGAGGGGACATCACGATGATCCGCGAATACATCCCGGACCTGGCCGTCTACACAATGCAGACTCCGACCGGGTGGCTTGCGCACACTAGCACGTCCCCGCCGGTTTTCGTCCCGGACCCGGACCATACGTGGGAAGCGGTCCACCTAAGATCCGTCTCGGTCCCGGCGATCGCCTACGTGTCCATGCGGGCCGTGAGGACGCCAACGGGCTGGCTCGTGTCGGAAAGTGGCAACCTGGTCTACGTTGAGGACCCGGACGGGGCCTGGTTAGCAGAGGAAGGGGGAGCGGATGTCCGAAACTCTGACCACGGCGGAAGTGGCGCGGGAGATCCAACGAACGCCCCGGCGGGTTCGCCAGATGGCGCAGGAAGGACGGATACCGCTCAGATCTGAGTGGACGGATCAGGGCCCGCGCCTGGTGATCACTCGAGCCGCGTTGGACATCTGGAAGCGCGAAGAGTGGGAGCAGGACACCCGGCGATGGTGGGGAAGGGAACTCCCGACCTGACACGGAAGAGACCCCGGCGCACAGGTCCGGGGTCTCTTCGTGCCCGAATTCTTCCCTGGGGAAGTATCCCCTGATCCGTTGACATGCTCCCGCCCATGTATCACGCTGAATACAAGCTCGTGTCTGCGAATGGTGTCGCTCATGTTCTCCAGGCATGGGCGATACCTCTGCCGGGGACGATCCTCACCCGTTACGCCCGAGAGGGGACCCATGCCAGATCCCAACTTGCTCATCGCCGGTGGGCGTTCCAACGATCGAATAGACCTGCGCGAAGCACGCGCGGCGCTCCTGGCCGCCGAAGGCTCCCCGACGGAGTTCGCGGCCGAGGTCGAGATACTGCGCGAAGGGTCGTTCGACTTCGGCGGGTGGACCGAGAACATCATCAAAGTGGACGCCGACCTCATGGCGGCGTTCCAGGCGAACTACGCGGCCGGGGCGCGGGGGAAGAACGCGGACGGCTCCCCGGCGTCACTCCCCGTCGACATCGACCACGAGACGCGCGAGGCCGTGGGGTGGATAGACGGTCTCACGGTCGCGGACGGGAAGCTCATGGCCGCCGTGACCTGGAACGCGGCCGGGGTCAGGATGCTCCGGGACGATCAGTTCCGTCACATGAGCGTCATGTTCAACACCACCTACAAGGACCCCGAGGGGAAGACCTGGGGCGCGACTCTCTGGGGCGCGTCCGTCACGAACTATCCCAGGATCAAAGACATGGAAGCGGTCAAACTGGCCGCGAAACTCGCGGGCGGGTCTGAGACGCCTGACAACGCGGAACCAACAAGGGGGACCGACATGGACTCCAAGCTCATGGCGAAGGCGCTCGGACTTCCCGAGGACGCCACCGACGAACAGATCTTCGCGGCCGCGACGGCCGCCAATGCGGATGATCCGAACACTGACGGCGAACTGGTCGCGATGAAAGCGACCCTGGACGGGATGCGCGCCAGCGTCACGGCCCTAGAGACGAAGAACGCGGAACAGGCCGCCGAGATCCTGACGGCGAAGGCCGAGAAGGTCATCGACGCGCACAAGGCGGCCGGACGCCTGACGGACGGCCATCTCGTGCACGCCGACGGCAAGCCCAACGCGCTCGCGGCGCTCGCCACCAGTGACCCCGAGGCGTTCGACCTCGCGGTCGCGACCTTCCCGGTCACGGTGGACTTCAGCACGCGCGGTTCGTCCGCAGGCGGCGGCGAGGGCGGGGACGCCATGGCGACGTTCGAGGCCGCGATCGCGAAGGCCCAGGCGGACGGCGCTCCGACCTACCAGGCGGCCGTGGACATCGTGAAGGTCGCGGACCCGGCGCTGGTCGCGAAGGTCTACCACATCCCCGCAACCGGCTAAGCGACACCGAAGAAAGGGCCGCACATGCGAACGGTCATCAGGAACGACATCTCGGTCTGGACGGCGGAAAACGATCTGAGCGCGAAGCTGTATTACGCGGTTGAGTTCGGCGCGACCGCCGGGACGGTGGACGTGTGCGATGGGGCCACGGATCTCCCGCTTGGGGTTCTCCTGGACCCCGGCCAGGCCGCAGGGGACGCCGTTCGCGTGAGCGGCGCCGGAGACATCGCCATCGGTATCGCCGGTGGGGCGATCGCGGCGGGCGCAGTGGTAGGGACCACGGCGGCCGGGAAACTGGTCGCGAAGACAACTGACGAAGACTACATCCTCGGCGTCCTGATCGACGCGGCGGCGGCGGATGGGGACCAAGTTCGCTTCCTTCAGTCCGCAGTGGGGACGCAGGTCGCATCCGTGTAAACGGCGCCAGACGCCAGAAGGGGGACCATTATGGACCCGAGAATTGAGGCCGGTGGGTGGGAGATCCAGCCGGGGATGGTGATCGAACCGCTGACGGGTTCGGAACCCACGCTCTCACAGATCCACGTTGACAAGGCACTCCAGAACATGACCGTGGCCGCGATGGGTGAGGGCTTCCCGGCCCTGGGCCTGTTCGGCGAGGTCACGGTTGTCCACGAGTCGGACAATTATCACAAATACGACTTCGGCGACACGCGCCGGGCCGAGGCCGACGAGATCCCGGACGCCGGGGTTGCGTCGGAGATCGGATACGGGATCAGTCAGGGGACCTACGCCCTGGATGAGCGCGGTCTCAAGATCATGGTATCCGACCGGGTCATCCGCAACGCCGACTCTCCGCTTTCGCCGTTGCAGGACGGCGCGCGGATCGTGGCGAACCAACTGACCCGGAGCCGCGCGAAGGCCATAAGTG